GGGTCCACGTGGAACGCATGGGTCTCGGCCAACCGGAGGAACTCATCCCGATCCTTGGTCGACACCTTGGGGGGCTCACGCTCGAAGAACCTGGCCTGGATCTGGCCCACCAGCTTGTCGATAACCTCGCCCTTGCCCGCGGCCGCGAGCCCCGGGGCAAAGGCCACCAGCTGGACATACTGGAAGATGCGATCCTCCTCCCAAAGCTCCACCGCGATCGCGATATCCTCCTCGAGACTCCCGGGCCTCGGGGCCCTGGGCCAGTACCTCATCCTGATCTTGGCCCGCCGGAGAAACCCCGGGGAGGTCAGGATTTTCCCAGGGACTCTCCTCCCGAGCGGACAAACTTGTCAGCCCGGTCGTTGAACAGCAGGTAGTGGGCGTAGAGGAAGTAGATCATCTGGACGGGCAGCCGCTTCACCACCTTGATCCGCTCGTCGAAAGCCTTCTCGATGTCATCGGGCTTACTGGATTCGCACACTTCCTCAAGATCCGGTTTCATCTCGTTGCCGTTGAGCCCCTGGAGCGAAGCCGCGACGTAGAAGAACCGGGCCAACTCGTCGAACACCGCGGACCAGTCCTGCCGATGACGATTCGACAGGATCCTGAGGAGATGCTCCAACACCCGGCCACTCAGGGTACGGTACAACACCTTGACCTTCGGGTTGATGGCGAACGACTGCTCGAGGTATCCCTTGAGCAGCAGGTCCTCGTAATTGAACTGGCTCTGGGTCTTCTCGGCCAACAGGCGGGACACATCATCCTTCGCCAAGATCTTGTCCACCAGGTCTTCGGCCTGGAGCTCCGCCTCCGTCTTCTCGGGTGTACTGTCCGGGGTCTTGTCCATGGGGTCTCCTTCAAGAGGTTGAAAACCCCATTGTAACAAAAAAAGAAGAGCCGGGGGCTCGACCCCTGGGAATGCCCCCGGCCCCCTCGGCCCAAGGGCCAAGCCTAAGCAACACTAGGCAGGGGCGCCGTTTTGTGCAGCCAGCTTAATCCCGAGGTCTCCTGCGTCCTCCGAAGGTCTGCCAAGAGTCTCGTCAATCAACTGGACCAACTGGATGATCCCGGTGCCGATCGGGATGATGCGCTCGGCCTGGACCGTCGTGGTCTCGGACATCAGGATCGTGTTGGAGTCGGTGGCGAAGACGTAGCTGTCGACCATACAGTTTTCCGCGTAGCACATGGCATACGTGAGTTCGTCCTGATCTCGCAACATCAGGAGCAGGCCAACCGGCTGGCTAAAGAGATCCGACGTCATGTTGATGAAAAAGTTCTGTTCCCCGGGCCGGATCTTGACCGTGTGGTTGTTGACCCCAATGGTGTTTCCGCTCTGGAACCTCTTGAGCAGCGCCTTGATTTCACCGGCGCCACCCGTATTCTTGTAATACGCATAGAGCGCCCGCAACAGGTTGGGCCCGTGGTACATGATGCGGGACAACTGCATCGTGGTGATGGCATGGCCCGTGATGAAGTACTGCCGGACACTCCCGATCTCGAACAGCCGCTGGACATTCAGCGCCTGGGAGACCGACATCTGCTGCAGCATCCCGATCAAGAAGATCAGTTCATTCTCATCCCCTGCACCACCCCCTACCCCACCGGCAAAGGCCGCGAGGTTCGGCGGCCCGGCCCCAATGACCGTCGCGCGACCACTGAGGTACTGGCCGTGGGGCATGGCCCCCTGGACCTTAGTTTTGAAAAAATCCCACGTAATCGCCATGATGCAACCTTATAGCAGCAACCGCATACGCAGCAGGTTAAACGGCCCGTAGAACTCGAGGTCCACATCTCCCACCATGGTCGTGAGGTCCCCCGGGGCAGTCGACGGTTCCAACGAATTCAGGGTCGCGGATTTCAAAGCCTTACGACCGACAAACAGGGCAATGACCCCCTGGATAATCATGCTGACCCGCTCGACCAACTCGGGCGTGATGTTGTTGACTCCCAGGAGCGGCTTGACCGATACTCGGCACGTCTTGGCAAAGTCATCCGTCACGGTGGTGAAAGATGCCTCGGCCGTGAGGTCGCCACTGACGTCGGTGGTGTACTGCTTGCGGCAAACGATCGGGCCGCCATCAACGTCCTGCACCAGGACCCAGTGGCCCGCGGAGGTCAAGAGCTCAAGCTGCCGTTCTTTGAACAGATCGTTCGAGTGAACCAACCCTTCCCACCCGGGGATCGGGAGTTCCGAGTACCCTTGCTCCGATGGAATCGTCGCAATCATCCCGGCAATCGTACAGGCAATGTAATAACCCGGGACTTCCTGCTGGATCCCCCGGATCGTCGTGACCCCAAGGTCGGGCCAAATGGACCGCACCCGCCGGCTCTTGAACCGCTGGGGGAAGGTGGCCAGGGATTCGGCCTGCCCCTGGATATCGGGCTCATCACCCAGGGGGGTCGTGATGACCAACGGGTCCCCCGGGGTGTAGATCGAGAAGCTTTCGGTCAACTTGACACCCGTGAGGTCAGTGTTGGGATCATGCACCACGATGGATCCGTTCCACAGGCGAACCGACTTGATTCCAAAGTCCCGATTCTCGGACTCCAGGTCAAGGAAGTCACCATCGTCGTAATTGGGACTCGAGCCAGCCGCAACAGCCGAGACGTCCGCGTTGGTAAAGAACTGGGTAAAGGTATCGGCCCCCAGGGTGAAGTCAATCCCTGGGTCATTCGGCACCTCGATGCCGGCACGGGCACTCGGCCCTACGAAGAAGGTGGCCAAAGCCGCGACATCGGGGTTGGCATTCAGGGCCGAGACGACAGCGGAACTATCGACCGTCACGCCCGTGAGCCCCTGCTTGTCCACCGTGATGACCTGCTCGGTTGGATCCAGGACCGAATACGCCAACACCGCGGTCGTGATGTCGAATGGAAACTCCAGCAACACGTTGTCCGCGTCGATGAAGCTCAAGACCGTGTTGTCGATCGCCGCGCTGTAGCTCTGGGCCAAGACCGCAGGGGTTGCGGCCAAGCCCTCGAGGATCACGATGTCGCTACCGTTGGGGTTCGTGATCACGTTGGAAGTCGAGAACCCCAGGATCTTGTACGTGCCCGTGTGGACACCCGCCGTGATGACGAAGTCATCCCCGACGTCGAGCCCAATGCCACGGAACTGCCGAACAGGACTATTGGCCTTGGCCTGGTTGCCCGTGAGGTCCACAGTCCCGGTGACACTGTAGCGCACCACCTTCCCGACCGTCGAGATCGCGAAGGCCCCTGTCTCGTTGATGTTCGAACTCCCCGTGACGACCGAACCCACCACGCTGGTGGCCAGGACTTGGAAGTCGGCCGATACCAAGATTGGCCCCGACCCCGTGCCCGCGAGCACCCGGTAGGCCAGCTTGTTATTCACCGCAGCACCACCACGACGAGCCTCGCCGATCACGTGGTAAGCATCGGCCAACGATTGCTCAAAATAGGCATGGATCAAGTCGAGATCCCCAATGCCCGAGACCCCAATGTCGTTCGACCCGTTGGTCGGCAGCTCGGTATTGAGCAGGACGATCCGCTCCTTGCGATTGGTCTCTTCACTCATGTCGAGGATGTGCCGGACCATGGCGTTCTGGACCGCGAGCCCACGGGACAAGGGCACCAGGGTATAGCCCTCGATCGTGCTCAGGACCTCGATGGCCCGGAGGTAGGCCCCGTAGGTGCCCTCGGGTTCCGCGTCCGACACTTCATCCAAGGCCACGAGGTACTGGAATGAGCTTTGCGCCACCTCCAGGACCTTGTTCAACCCCAGGGCCGCGGGGTTCTCAGGTCCGAACTCATCGCCCCCCGCGATCGTGGAGAACCCGTTGACGTCGGTCTTGAGGAACCGACGAGCGTAATCACGCCGCAGGGCTCGGAATCCAATCACCACATTGGCAAAATACCCGGGGGTGAAGGGCTTGCCACTGGAATCCACCTGGGCTGAGAACACCCGGATCCCGACGGTCCGGTTGGTCCCGGCGCCCGATACCCCGGCGATCAACTCGAACCCGACGTTCTGGTCCAGCTGCACGAAATTGCTGGTCCCAGGGCTTACGAGCAGAACCTTGAAGAACGGGTCTGTCGCCACCTGGTTGTTCGGCAGCACGAGGGACTTGTCCAATAGGCTTGGGATGGCCAAGGCCCCGGTCAAGTTGACGATGTCGCTGAAGAAGTAAATTTCGATCGCGTTGCCCTTGTACAGCACCGGGCTACCGGCCGAATCCTTGGCTACGGCATCCTGGTTGATGGTCTCGCCATCCAGTGCCTCAACGACCTGGTAGAACGGCCCCACCACCATGGCCGGGAGCCCGGACTCCAGGATCGTGACCAGGGGGGTTTGGATCTCCTGGGAAAATTCTACGCCTGCTCGTTTACCTGATACTGCCATGGGTTCGACCTGAAACCAGCATACAGGAACCAGGGGTCACAATACAAACAAGCCTCAAGGGAAAGGAGTGCCCTTGGGTTCCGCGTACTGTACTTTGCCAACTATTCGCCTCCTGGGCAACGTACGCCAGGTTTCCTGATGGTGGACGTTGCACACCACCGTGGCGACGAAGAACTCGCCCGAGGGATTCTGGGCCACGAGCTCACCAGACGCTGGGTTCGTCGTGTTGGCATCGATCAACGTGATGCTGGTGATCCGCTCGATCTCCGAGTGCATCTGGTGGAGCGCGGCCGACGCCATCGAGGCCATGGACTCGGCCTCCAGTTTGGTCGACGACCTGGCCCGCAGGATGACAGATCCATTCCGAAGGTCACTGTAGAGCCGGGTGCCGTCATTGTACTCGTGCAACAGGTTGTTGATCGCATGGTTCCCCCAGGTGAAGGGCCCCAGTTCCGCCGTAAGGGCCGGGGTGATCCCCTTGGCCACGGTATCGCGCGGGTCAGCGTACCGGATTTGAATCTTCGACACCGCGGGATCCGGATCCCACCGGAGCGATGTGTCGGGCAGCGTGCGGAATACCGCCCGGTAGAACGCCAGCATGATTTCCCGGACGTACTGATGGAAGTCCTGGCTCTGGGCAAACGGCGGGATGGCCAAGAGGCTCGAGCCCTCGACCCCAAGGGTCTCGAGGTCCCGCTGGATCGCGGCATATTGCTCGGCCGTCAGGATGTTCATGCCGCGGGCACCAGGGTGTAGGGCCTCGCGTACTCACGGGACAACGGAATCCTGCTCAAGATGTCCGGTTCCGGGAGAGGAACCTTGTATTTCACATCACTTTTTTGCACATGGGCCACCCCCAGGACCTGGATGGTGCGGGACCTGAGCTTCTCACTATGGTTGAGTGAGCTGATGAGCCACCGGGTATTATCCGATTCCACCAATAGGTCTCCTATAAATGCCTCGATATCGGCCGTCATGGTGGCGGAGCCCATGTGGACAAAGGCTTCATCCACCTCGGCATTCTGGACCAAGGCATCGGGGTCGTCCTTCATGTTGACCATCAGGACCACGGGGTTGAAAAACCCGGTGATGAACCCGGTGTCAAAACACGTGTCACAGTGGCTCTTGACCCTCTGGTTTTCGAGATCCCCCCAGCAATCATGACACCGGACCCCATCGGTCCTGAGGCGATAATAAAGCATGGGGCGACCGATAAACTCCCGGAGCAGCAGGTTGTGGCGCCGGCGGATCTCATTACCCAGCACATCCTTTGGATGGGTAAACTCCCGGGGCACCGTGGTCTCGACCACTGGGTAGGGAGCTTGGCGCGACACCACCTTGAGCCGGTAGTAATACCGGGCAAACACCGCTGTCCCGAAGATGTTGCGATCGGTAAACGAGATCGCGTTGAAGGTCTTGGCAATCAGCTGGAACGGACCCCCGGGGCTGCTGGATCGCTCAACCCATACCTCATGGGTCAAGGCATCGGCAGGACGAACAAATGACCACAGGGTATCTAATCGCCGGACGTCCAGCCCAAGGGACGTGACCTTGAATTCTCGGATCACCTGGGTGGTCACCCCACCCCCCCGATGACCCCCGAGCCCCCGAGGAACTCGGATAAGAAGAAATACTCTGAGTTCAACCCCGTGGGGGTGGAGCCAAAGGCGTCGGAGACATTCTTCGCCATCTTGAATTCCTTGACCCACTGGGTGTAGGCGCCCTGCCAGACATTCTGAGCCTGGAGGTATAGGGCCGCGTTCTCGGGATCCACCGTGACCCCGGCGTCGGTGTACTGGAGGTTGTTCCGTAGCCTCAGGAGCCCGGAGGACGCGAGGATCCACCCGATCGTCCCGATGACCAGCATCCCGATGCTCGGGAACGAACCAAACTCCACCTTGGCGATCGGGGGAGGGGTCGCGTTGTAGAGCGACATCGCCATGACCATCGCGATCCTGATCTCCCCGTCCGAGGTCTCGCGCCCCTCGGTCAGGCGGTTCAACTGAGGGTGGTCCCGCAGGATCGTCCGGACCAACTGGACAAAGATCTCGATGTTCCGGGCGGCCGAGATTTGCCCCGGGGTCGTGGGGAACCCGACCGCCTGGCCCGCGACGGTCGTGTAGGTACCGAATCCCTTGACCTCAAATCGGATTCGATCGACGAAGAAGGTCGCGACCGCGACCTCGGCGTTCACGTAGGCTGCGTAGATCCCGACGGCCTGGGCGTTGCCCACGGGCCAATCGACATGGAATCGGCCGACGTCATCGACCACGGGGGACAACGACACCACCAGGGTCCCGGTCTCGTCCTGCCCTTGGTATACCTCGACAGCAAAAGGGCTGATCGGAACCACCGGGGTTCCGGCCAAAAGGGTCAGGAACGGGATCCTGACGGTTGACCCTTGTTCCGCGTGGCTCGGGTCAACCACCGGCACGTCGAATCCCCTTGATCAGGGTCTTCTTGTTCCGGTTCCCCGGTTCTTGGCCTGTGCGGTCACGGAAAAGTGCCTGCAGGGCTGGCAACTCAAGGGTTTCAAACGGTGGATCTTCCGCAACGGAAGCCCCGGGTTCAAGTCCAGGCTTTGGATCCTGCTGGACCACCGGGACCCTCGGCTCCACGGCTGGCAAGGGGGCTGGGGCGGTGATCGACGGCTTGACCGGCACGGGCGCGATCTCCAGGGCCTTCTCCACCGCCACGATCTTGACCATCCCGGCCTTCTCGGCCCGGAAGATGATCTCGAGCTGCTGATCCGTGATGTTGTCGAACGTGTGTTCCTGGAGCCGTGGCACCGTACCCCAGGGGAAGGCCGCGTCGACCCGCGGGCCACCTTGCAGCGTGACCTTCATCGCCGTGCCTTTTGTTTGGACTTGGGTTTCGACTTAACCGAGACCTTGACAGTACCCTTGGGACGCTTGGGCTCCACAGGGTCGTGATCGGGATCCACGACATCGTCGTCACCCCTAGGTTCCAACGGAGCAACGGGTTGTTCCGTCTGCTCGGCGCCCGACTCGACCAGCTCGGAAATCGGATCGTCCTGTTGGACACCCGCTGGATCCGTGATCGTGACCCCCGTGGTGTCGGCCATCTTGGCCATATCGACCTTGACCTCGGGGACGATCGTGTCGACCACTTGTACCACCGGGTTCACAATCTCCACGACACTCGTCGACACCACGACCTCGGGGGCCACGGGCTCGATGACCGTATCCTGCACCTCGACGTACTCGGCCCGGCCCATCGAGATGTCGTACTGGACGGACGGCAAGAGGTCATCTTCACGGTACAGCCCCGGGGCCGCGCCGCAGACGGCGTTCGAGTGGACCTGAACCTTTCGCATGACTCCACTATACCAAAGTTGTGGCCTTTGGGACAACCGGGCCAGCCTGACCCCAGGTTCAACCCAGGTTGGCCCCAGGCTCCACCTCGACCGTAGGCCCCGGGGCTGCCGCAAGGCGCTCGCGCTCATGGGGACATTGACCGAAGCGATTTCGTGCCAGATTGCAGCTATGGCAGAGCACCTGGTACCCAGGGGGGAAGTGATTCTTTCGGAGCCAGATGTAAAAGTTTCGACCATCCGTCTTACTCCCCGTGATTTCCAGCCGGTGGGCCGCCCCGTTGTTATCTATGTGATCGATGCTGAGGAAATCGAGGTGCTCGGTACCGCAGCAGGCACATTTCTGACCACCATAGGCGTTGAGTATCTGGAGCTTGAGCTTCACATAGCCATTGCGCCTACGCTCTCGAACTTTATGCTCCTCACCCACCGATGAGTACACAGTCTCAGGTGGTCGCCCCACCCTCACTCCATAGTCCTCAAGACCGTGCGGACAACGATTCCGGTGCCCAAGAGCAAAATTACAATTCATACAAAGAAGCCTTAAGGTGACCGGATAACCGTTACGTTTTGCCCACGCCCGTAGGGCATCTCCACCCCTCGGGCCATCCCTATATCCACCTATATGATCCAAAGTCAACAGATCTTCCCTGTGCTCACCGCAGCATAAGCATCGACCACCGTAAGCCATAAACACTTCAGTCTTTACTTTGTGACGCATTTCTCCATGCTTCTCTCGAACCTTAGACAGATTTCTGTCCTCCCAGTCTTTGGCACGAGCCCTACAGGTGGCACACCTGGAAAACCCTGGCTCAGACAATTTCGTGCAGTCAGATCCAATGCAAAGCCCCTTAGCTTTCTTTGATTCTGTGGGTATTCTATTTGTGGCCTTGTACCCACGCATATATGCCAAATGCTTTGAACACTTGACCTTACCTTCCTCGTGCGGTCTGTGGCAATCCTGAACCGAGCACTCGGTTGCCGGTTTGACTATGGCCTTACGTCTGTAGTACTTCAGTCGGCTTCGCTCTCGTTCTTTCGCTGGATCTTTGTATGGCATGAGTAAGTTTACAACAGTTTCACACAATACTCAACTCAAGACAAAAAAAGAGCCGCGCTTTCGCACGGCCCTTTCGTATTTCGCCCTTCCTTCAGAAGGAACGAACTTGAGGAAAACGACCACCTTGCTCCGCCAGATTGCGCTGTTGGAACAGGTCGTCGTCCACGATGTTGAGCGGGTTCTGCTTCGGGTTCGCTGCCTCGTAGGCCGCGTCGTACATCTTGAGCTGCACGGCAGACCCGACGTTCGCGATCACGGCCCCGAAGTTCGAGTACACGTGGAACGTCACGATGTTGCTGCGCCGGTCAATGAATAGCTTGTACGGTGCGCCCCCGTAGTCGAGTACCCCGTTCTTCCCGAGGAACTTCTCGTCTGCGAACAGCCAGAGGTTCCCGGGTTTGAACACGTCCTGCTTGGTCGTCACGACGGTCGCGACGCCCGTCCACATGGGCTCACGATAGCCCTCGCGGAACACTTGGCCACGCAGCTGGTCGCCCTGTTCGAGCGCTTGCAACGAGTCCAACGTGTTGTAGTCGAACTGCGTGATCATGACCTTGGAAGGCTTGATCCGGTTCGACTGGTTCTGCTTCGCGCGGGTCAGGGACAGGCTGTTGAGCGGGTTGATGATGCCCGCCGTCAGGGCGCCCCCAGTGGCCGAGACTCCAAACACGCTCCCGCCGCCGAACACCGCCTTGTACGCCGCGTTGGCGTCGACGAAGTCGATGGCCCGCTTGACGTTCTGGAGCATGTAGAGGTCATGCTGATCCCCGATCGCCTTGATGGCGTAGTCGTACACCATCTGCATGATGGGGTAGTTGTACACCAACAGCTCCTGCTCCGCGATTTCGAACTCCCGGGACTTGAGCATGTGGAAAGACATCGGGACGCGGGGCGCCCGGATGATCTGGCCACGACCCGGTCCACGGAAGTCCGTGATCGCGGCGGCCGCGTTGGTGTCGAGGTTCACGATGTAGTACATCGTGTCGTTCTCCAGGTTGACCTGACACTCCTCGGGGCGGATCGGCTTCTGCGGGACAATGGTGTTGAACACCATGTCTTCACGCAGGCGATCGGCCACGAAGTTGTCGCCCACCCGGGTTACTTGACCGGCGTCCTGTCCCAGCTTCTGCAAGAAGTTCTGGTTATAGACGACCGGCGGGATTCCGTCGAGATTTCTCCAGTCCATTTGATTTATCTCCTTGTGTCGTCTTGTTTACAGGATTTCGATGTCCATGACGCTGCGGCGGTCCTGGGTGTACGGAGGCCGCACGACCCTGGCGACACGCAGCGGATTCGCCCCAGCATCACCCGTCAGGTTGGCCTGGACGATCGCGCCATCGACAGTGCCACCGTCCGTATCGGCCGGGACCAAGGGGCAAACCCCGATCCTGTGGATCACCTGGGCCGCGTCCTCGATGTAGCGGCACAGGGTCAAGAGGTCACCTGCCGCATACGTGATGGCCCCGTCGGCCCCATCCTTGGTCGCGAAGACCGAGGTCTGGCACGTGGCGCCCTTGTGCGCCAGCACCGTGAGGCGACGACCCGACTGCACATCCATCCGGCCCTTGTCGACCAGCAGGGGATAGGCAATCGAAAGCGTCTGGATCTGGGTGGCGTCGGCACGGAACAGCGCCTGGGAAACATTGAGTCCCAACCATTCCCCTTCGATCGGGCATCCCGTGTTCAGGGGATCGAGCGAAAGCCCCGCGTCCGCTGGAAACGAGAGCCGCTGAGAGTACGTCAGGCCGGGCTCCACGATTGTGAACATTCCGAATCTCATGATTCGTCTCCTTTTTTGTTGATTAGCTTTGTAAGAAGCTCATGAGCCCGGTCCCGTGATCTTGGCCCTGGGCTCCTGGTTGACGATGGAGCGTGTGGCCACGATCCTCCTGCATGTCCGCGAGCTTCTGCTCGAGCTGGAGGTCCTGGTCACTCTTCTGTTCCAACTCCGCGACCTTTTCGGGCATCTCGCCCATGGGGAGCCGGCCGGCCGACGCCAGCTTGATGGTCAGGTCCCGGGCCGCCACCTGGTGGGCGAGGTCTTCGTTCTGGGCAGCCAATTGGCCAATGACCTCTTGGGATACCCGGAGCTGTTCCCCCGCTACCTTGAGTAGCCCTCGAACTTCTTCCATATTCAGCTTGTCCATGTCGATCATCCTTATGGTCTCGTTGTTGTGGCACGGCAGATCCTCCACGGGCACCATGCCCTAGGATCAACTGGTTCACCGCCTCCACGTCCTTGAAAGGACTCGGCGACGAAGTGCTTACCTTTGTTCTACACCATCGCGGCCCAACAATACAAATGCGAAAGGCCGGAATTACCCGGCCCTTCGGAACGATTGCAGCAGAAGTTCAGGAACGCATCAGGCCAGCCAATACCCCTCGGCCCGGCCCGGACGCCACCTTCCCGATGGACCTGGGGATTTGGAGCGATCCCTTGGCCTGGGGGAGCACCTGGCCGACGAACTCGCGGGCCTGGTCGTGGACATCCTGGCGATTGAACCCCAGGGGGCTGTTGAGCATCCGGAGGTTCGCCGCCGCCATCGCGGGGGTCGTGGGGAGCTTCTCCGCCACCTTGTCCAAGAGCTCCGCGGTCTTGCCGAGCTCTTGGACGAATCCCGCGACATCGAACTCGACCTCTTGGCCTTGGCCCGAGGGCTCGGGAGTACCGTCAGCTCCACGCTGCCCGGCCATACCCTTCAGGATGTCTTCGAAGGCCGGCACGTTAGGCCGCCTTTCCGATCACTTCCTGGAAACGCCCCACGAGGTACTGACGAGCCGCTTCCGCGGTCTTCTCGTAACGGCTCAGCTCGCTGATGATCGCGTGGGCGATGACTCGACCCTGGGCGTCGGCTTCGACCAGCTGGGCCGAGAAGTCCTCGTCCTCCGAGGCTGTCTTCTGGGCTTCCATTTCCTCGTCGAAGATATCGCCTGCGGGCGTTTCGTCGAGGATCTGCTCCACCACCGCGACCCCTTCCTCACCGTACTCCTCGCGGATGTCCTCCGCGGCCTTCATGAGGCCTTCGAACGTGGCGTCGTTGTGGGCTCCATAGATCTCAAAAATGTAGTCGTTCATCGTCCTTACTCCTGCAAAACGGTTAATGTTGGAAGGTAACCCCCGCGAACCAATGCCTCGAAAACGTCCCGTGGCTGATCCACTTGCGCTGCCTTCGTTACCAACGGTATATCACGACCCAGTACCCGCGTCAAGGTTCCGGCATCCCGGTGGACCCATCGGGCTGCCGTGCCATCCAGTAGATACTGCTCCGCGGTCTTGCGGTAGGCTCCATACCCATAGTGGATAGATTCCGGGATCCCCTGGCTACCGCCAGATGCCCGTTTCACCATGCCGCCAGGCCGATCCAGCCGGTTGGAGAACGCCGGGATATAGATGGATCGGCCACCAACGTCGTCGAGCCAATCCCCGGGACCCAAGGGTACGAAAGGCCATGGCATCTCGGCCACCACGTCATAGATAGGAAAGGTGGAACGTGACTCCATGGCCATCGAGGCGGCGGCCGCCTTACCCTCCCGGGCAAACTGAAGGGCTGCGAACTCATGGGGTCGCAACAGAATCCCCAGGCCCGTGAGGGCCGAGAACACGTTGACCAACGGGTTGGACGCCGCCTTCATGAGCTTTCGCAAGGATAGATCAGGGTCTTGGTCTGTCCGGAGGGTCGCGGCGTATTCCCCTTTTCTCAACACCCGGAGCCCACCCATGGGGGTCATGGGGATCTGCTTCATGATGTCGGCTACTTTCAATTCAGGGAGTTCCTCCGCCACTTTCATCAAAACCCTGGCGGCACGATCCGCTGGACTGGAGACCAAGGAGATGTCGTGGAACACCGGATACTTGTTGAACATCCTGACTCGACGACCGTCAGGCAGGATTTCAAGCCGGTGGTTCTTGAGATGATCACAGTATTGCAAGACGTTCGTGGCCTTGTTTCCACAGATCGAGCAAGAATCGTGCGGAACTCGAGTACCCATCGATACGGCTGGAAGCTCTCCTTGTTCCAGGGCGTCGGCAAAGTAGGGAGCCCCCTCGTCGCGTAGCCTCTGGAGGTTAAACTTGGCGATCAACTCGACCCGGCCCATCGGAGTGCTGTAAGCCGAGAGCAAGACCCGGCCAGTCCAACGGTCAGGTGAGTTCCGGTGATGCACGTACCCCTGGGCCTTCTTCTCAAAAGACTTGAACCCCCAGGCGGCGCTCTTGTCCATCGGGACCAGGTCTTCCAACAGGAACGAATCGGCCTTTCGGTTGGGACCCCAGACCTCATCGGTGCCGAGCGCATGGATCAACAGGGTGTACCACCCCTCCTCGGGCTTGGCCTTGTTGATGAAGCTCTGGAGCGCGGGCACGTGGGCAAGGCTTGAGGCCACCTTGTCCATCGAGCCCCCGTGGCCAAACAGCGGCTCGACCGGCCGCTCATCCGGCCGAACACACCAAGGTTCGAAGACCTTGCCCTCGACCGCGAACGATTCCATCGGTTATTTCCTGAAGAACTTGGGACCCGCGGACTCGACGTCTCGCAACGTCTTGATGGTTTCGTGGCTGTAGGCGCCGGGCGACTGGACCAGCTTGTGGACCAGGTTCCACGAAGCAATGGGGTCCTTGGCTACCGAGGGGCTATGGCGCAGGACCCCCTCGTAGTATTTCTCGGCCAGTTTCTTGTCTTTGGGTGGAAGGTTCTTATACTGCTCACCCCCATGCTCCTGCATGGCGGCAAAGCCCTTCTTCTTACTCGGCTTCCCGGCCCGCCAGGCCAACAACGCGGCCGCCGGCAGGGCCGCCGCAACCCCGAGGCGCACGAGCCCTTGGGTCACGTGGCCGCCAGTCGACATCTCGGACGATCGTTTCGCCAGGCTCATGCCATACTCCCGATAGTGTCGCGCAAGGCTTTGATCCGCTGGTACCGCTCCAGAAATGGACTCGTGATCCCTTGCTTTATCCCCCGGGCCGCCGCGGCCCCAGGGCGAAGTTTACCGCCTTCAAGCAGATTCTTGGCTCCCTCGACCGCGGTCCCCAGCACCACGCCGGATCGAATGTCCTTCCGTAGCCCCAGGGGGGTCATCTGGCGGAACTCTTCCCCTGCCCCCCGGGCCGTCGCGCCCACGAGCCCCACGCCTTTACCAGTAGCACGGGCAACCTGACGAGTCGTATGCCCCGGGACCTTCAGGATCTTGGCCGCCATGTCCTTGACCCCCGCGAGCTTCTGGTGTTCCGCTTCCTTGGCCCTGTACCCCTGGACCAAGGTGTTGAGGTCCATCAGCCCCTGGACAATGGGATGCCCCTGGTCCAACTGTCCCGAGGTTACCTCGACGTCCAGATGCTCCAACCGTGGGAGCAGACCCTTGGCTACAGCACCATAGTCTTCCGCCAGCTTTTCAACCGCCGGGCCCCCGAGGCAACAGATCGCGGCCGCCAGGAATTCGACCTGATCTTCCTCAGACGCCAGCTTGCCCCATTCCTCCTTGACCCCATGGAGACGACTCCGCACCTTGGCCTCCAGGTACTCGATCTCGCCTGCCAACGACGCGAGTTTCTCAACCCGTTGGTTCTCTTGGATCAACCGGTTGGGTTCCGGCTCAAGCTCCGCGGTCTTGACGACTTCGACCGGCCGATCGGTCCGCTGGGCCACGAGGATCTGGACATAGTCGGGAATCAGGTGAAGCTGGTGGTAGGCACCGAAATCCAACAGATCAGACCCTTGCTTCGCGAGATCCTGCGGTTCGTCCTCCAGCCCCATGGCCATGACCACCCCCTCGACCGTCGCGACGGGGAAAGTGAACAACTGGTCGCTCGACGTCTTGGACATCGTGGCGTTGATCTGGTGGTTCGACAGTTCCACGACCCGGTGGATCTGCTCGGCCGAAAACCCGGCCCCACGGGCCAACAGGGCGATCGATACGTTGGGATCAACCTGACCCTCGAGATAAGCGTCCGCTACCTTGGCGGCCATGCCCTCGTACATCAAGGGGGTGGCTTTCGCTGGTATACTGACGAAATCGAGAACTGACGACGCCTTCTTGATCATCGACTCCACAGTACCATGAGCCAGCCGATCGTGCCAATAGCCCGAAAATCAAGGGCACGGGTCCGGACCATCATGACGGACACCGACCGGCCCACGAGACAACTCAATGACGGGGTCTTGATCGCCACGATGGACTCGACCACGTGGTATGAAATGTACCGGGAACTTCAACAAATCAAACTATTGTTGGGTATCTCGTCCCTCGACCTCAGGTGCCAGGGGGACGAACTCGTGTTCCTGATCGACCTCTTGATGACCAACATGATCAAGCAATTGGATCTCACGCAACTTTGCAGCCTGTTGGCCGGAACCTCGCGGGTAGACTTCACGATATTGCAGCGGTACTGGGGGATGCCCCACCAGCCCCACCAGGTGGCGGCCAAGCTATTCAACCTCTTGACCCAAGGGCCCAACCAGATGATCGACAAGTTCGCCACCCTGGCGATCGTGAACCTCAGGTCCATGGACTCGAGAGTACCACTCCAGGTTCCAATCAGCCGTTAGCCCTGAGGGCCTCCTTCCAGTCGCTGTAGTAGTAGTCGAGCTTCTGGATCACGAGGTCATCCTTTTGGCGGCACACCCACCGGTAGAAGGCTCGGAACCTCTGGTCCCAATCCTGGTGCATCGTGACGTTGGCGACGACGTCGCCCATAGCCTCCAGTTCCCGGTTGTTCCGTGGAAGCACCCGGAGGAGATCGTGCTGCTTCGCCACCTCGATCATGGTGTTGGTGATGGTCAACAACACCACCCTAGAGCATAGATCGGTCAGGTGGCCTGGGGTCCCCTTGAGGACCCAGCTGACCTGGAGCTTGGATGGATCCCGGTAGTAGGACTTCTGGACGATGAAGTTGTTCAACTGGATGGCCAAGGCCTCCTGGACCGATAGCTTGTCCTTAAGGTCTTGCTCAAGATCCCGGGGGATCTGGGGTTCCGATGAAGGTAGTTGCAGTAGCTTGCCCCCGGGCCGCAGGCCAGATCCATCCCCTCCGGCTCCTGGAAAGGCGAGGGCCGGGGGCTCTTGGCCCCTTTCTTCCACCTTCTCTTCCTCTTCTTCTCTTAATATGTGAGCAGTTTCTGCTCGGGTTTTTGTGCCAAACTGAGCAGTTTTCGATCGGCTATGTGAGCATTTTTCGATCAGGTCGGGTGAGCAGTTTCTGATCACGTCTGTGCGTTTGAGTGCATCGGATGCCTGGTCCAACGTGAGGATCTGGAGGTAGTAGGCTCCATCCTTCGGAAGCACCAACCCCATGGATACCAGGCCCTCCATCCCCAAGCCGGTGGTCCGGCGGGTCATGCCACACATCTTAGCTATCCGGGAGATCGACAACCTTGCAGGATGCCCTGTGTCCATTGATTGGTTCCTGGCCAAGGCCCCCAGGATCTTGATCTGGTTGCCCGACAGAACCTTCCAGAACATGTCGAAGAACTCTACCGTGGTGCCGAAAAACACGGATCCTTTAGGTAAGTAGCGGGTCATGGCGATGGGCATGTTGAACTCCAGGGGTGTGGGGTTGGGTTATATGAAATCGTCTTCATCTTCGAGCTGGTCGTTGTGGATGATCTGGATATCCTTCCGCATCATCCGGGCGACCAGGAAACAATAGTTGAGCGAATGGATCGCGTCGTCAGGACGCAAGGGGGAGTGAGTATATAGGATTCTCCCGAGTTTGTCCGTCGCGACCGCGACGTTGAGGAAATCTTGGCCGAACTCCTCGACGTATCCTTCAAACACCTCGATGGTCTGGGACTTCATTGCTTCGAACAGGTGGGTCATGGACTCGGTGCGGCTCACGATGTACTTCTTGAGATTCCGGTTCCACTTGATCAGGGCCTTCTGGCCATGGGCGTAGACGAACTCCGAACACTTGGGAAAATCGGTCCTGATCCTGGTGTTCTGGCTCCACCCGGCCCCGAAGTCCAGTCCCATGAACACGACACGAAATTTCTTAGCAATTTCAAGAATGTAGCGCACCTGGTACAAAGGGTTTACCTCGTGCCCTACCTTGAACCTCTTGCAGAAGATGACCTGAAACTTACCGTGTTGATTCCACCCCCCGATCGTCACGACGGTATAGCTGATGTCCCCGTAGCCCCAATCGACCCCCATGATTGGCTGTGGGATGTACTGCTGGTCCACCGACATGGGGAGCCGGTTGGCAGCCCGCCGGAGATCCGACGTCGTGATGGGTTTGACCCCAAGTTCGTAGCTGCGGCCCAGGATCTCGTTGCTGATCCTGGCGTTACTGTAGGTCTTGAGTTTGTTGTACAGTTCATCCCAGTGGTCCAGAACCATCGGGTTGATAACCTGGGGGATCCGGTACCCGATGTACATGTCTTTCTTGCCAGGGGCCTGGTGGACCCATTGGCCCTCCAGGACGTTGAGATTCTGTTGACATTTAGAACAAATGGGTCCTGTGGTCCCGATGTTCTCGATCTCCATGATGTTCTCATGGCCCTTGGGGCACCGGGTTACCCATTCGCCTTGCGTCGAGTAATCAGCCCAATAGGACCCGATCAGGCAGTCCGGAGTATTGGCTGTCCCGGTGATCAAGATCCTGCGGCCGAACCGGTCATGGTGCGAGTGCGTCAGGGTCTCCTGGAGGACAGGCAAGTGGCTCGGGATCATCTCCTGGGCCTCGTCGACCAACAGTTGGTCCGACGGGATCCCGCGGGCCGAATCGGCCGTCAGGTAGGCAGAGCGCAGCAACACAGACGAGCCGTTGGAGAACTCCTTGTGGTACAGGTTATCCACCACCTCCTTGCCCAACAGTTCGCGCAACAGGGGACTGGCCCGTAGGGTGCCGTCGAGCTTGTCATAGGCGAATGTCCGGGTGTGCTTGTCTGTTGGCGCGACGTACAGGGTTCGGAATCCCCGGAGCCCGTCGAGTTGCGCTACCGCAGGGAGTAGCATCATGTTTGATAAAAACGAGCTTTTTTCTATCTGACGGCCCCCAATGACAACCATGCGCTTGTGCCATCGGTCGTACAGTGGATACAGGTACGGCCTGCGGGTAAAGGTGAAGGGCATCCCGCCGCCATCCCGCAGCCGGATGATCTTGACCGCAAGGCTAGATGGAAGTTGCTCCACCACCTGGACGTCGGTGGTGGCGTTGGGATCAGGTGGAGGCTTCCATCGATGCAGCGGTTTAGGGCTTTCCTGCCAACTTCTCGGCTCGCGCAACAATTGCTCCCGCGATGCGCTCGAGCACCAGGTTGGGGTCGAGCAAAATTGCCCCGGTCCCCACGCTGAACCACACCATTGGAACCGGGTTTTTGTGTTTCCGATCCGTCATCCTGCCGTTGGATCCACGGAAGTACTGGATGGCGCCCGAGGGATCTCGCCAATAGGCCATGACCCTTGTGTCAAGCCGGTGGCCCGAGGGGCTCACGCCCTCTTCCTCATGAAATTCAGCGTCCACCTGGACCGACTTGCCCAACACCTCGATGACCGCCCCCTCCATGGCCTTGGCAAACGTCTGGTTGTCGGGCAGGAAGGTCTCGTAGTCCGGAACCCTGGGAAAAATATGGAATTGAAACTTGTTCGTCGGGGCATCGTACTTGTAGTCCACGACCACGTGGGGACCAGCTTTATGGAAATATGACCCCACCAGGCTGGCCGCCTGGTTGGCAATCGAGGACACGGGGATCCCCCCGACCTCAAGGCTTCGTTGAACTTGCAGGTGTTGCGTCACAGAACCTCCAGGGGACTTGCGTTTTCAGTCATCAACTTTACGATCAAGGTGTCTTCAGGTTTTTTGAAATGATCGCTATGGTCAAACGTCTTGACGGATGAGAGGAATCCCGAGAGAGATTTGATCCCCTCGCGATCCGTCCGGATGGGTAATGATTCTAGCGTAACGAGCCAAGTTTGCAACCCGCGGATGTAGGCAGTCTCCTGAATGGTTCTGCCGGTACTATACCGAAGCCTCAAGGCGAATTCCAAAAACGTGGGCTCGAGCCCCAGGAGGGAATACCGGAGCCACCCACACTTCAGCGTGAGGTAGTAGATGTCCCGGGCTTTGAGAATCCGGGGGTTAAAAAAATACCTACGGTACGCCGTGATGTCCTGGAGCTTGACCGCGTGGGGATGGGTGATGGACCGGTTGATCGCACCCGCGACCTCGTCGTCGGTGTACCCGTTGAGCAACAAGGCTTCGATCGGGTTACGGAACATCTGGTTGTTGACCAGCGAGTAGGCCACCTGGCACGATTCCCCTGCCCGCCGGCGCCGATGTGCTGCCCACATGTCATAGTACCCGGCCTTACGGATCGCCTGGGTAACTTGATGATGCCCTTGACCCAGGAGCCCCAGGGCCCACTCGCGCTGCTCGTCGAAATATTGATCGGTGTTGGGTGGCAGGAATACGAGGTGATCATCCAGTGACCTGGTGATCCCACTGGCATCATGCCCGCAGAGCAAGAGGTACCGGTAGAATTCCCGCGCCGGGATCTCCACGGCGGCTCATCGATAAAGCCCCTGGAGCGAGATTGCCCGCAGGGAGTCGATAATGGGTTGCATCCGGGTCATCACCACCTTGGCCGGGCCCTCGGGGATCTCGTGCATCCCCAGGCGGCTCAGGAGTAGCAACCGTGCAACCTTCTGTTGCGCTCGCTCCAGGTCCTGGGCCATCGAGTTGTAGTCATTCTCGATCTCGGTATCCAGGAGCCCAAGCCCCAGGACAGCGTCGACACTGTTGGGATCGTCCAGCATGGCCGCGGCCTTGAGGAATTCGATGTCTACCCAGGGGATCTCCACCGAGACCTTGCCCCTCGGGACAAGGGTACGGCACCCCGTGAGTTCCACGAGCCCCTCGTCCGCCACCTTGTCCAACACGGTCTCGACCTGATTGGCCGGCACCCCGGTGGCCAGCAAGACCAGCGCGGTATCATCTGAATCCAATGGTTCGGTCACGATCGAGGAAACCGCCTGGCCCTCGAGAGCAAACAGGTTACTCGCCAGCTTCATGACCTTGACCGTCGGGTCCACCCGCAGGGGGGCGAACGGCCGAAACCTTGTATCCCCAAGTGGAACCCACTTGAAAAATGCCGGAACCGTGAGGACCTGGGTCTCGGGGCTATAGATGGGACTCCGGAGCCCCTGGGCCACGTAGACCTTGAGGCTCGTGTCCATCGGGAACCCGCGGGACGCCACTCCAGACTCGTGGACTGTGCAGAAGTAGCATGTCCCTTCCTTGGCCTTGGCAATAGACCGGACGGTCATGGGGACCATGGCGACAAGTCCTTTTTCACCTTCCGCAAGGAAGAAACCAGTGCCCTGGGGCACCCCACCTTTCATGTCCTGGAGTTCCCGGCCCACGGAGCAATAGAGTGTCGACTCCATGGCCCAGGATTGACGCTTGGCATCGACAAACAGACTCTTGCCCGTGGGGTTACCGTCAAGGTCCACCACCGTGGAGACCAAGAACCCAACTTTCTGATCCTGGCCGTCCTGCAGGGTCGCGGCGCAGACCGCCGGGTATTCGAACTTCACGGTGGTGGCGTTCGACGATTTAATCGTGGCCGTGGGCTTGAGGCTGCAGAACATCCCGTTGCCAATGTCCGTGCCCCCGGGGATGTCGATCGAAGCCCCGCGGGTAAAGCTAAACCCCGTGGGGTCGGTGGCCCGGACGGTGGCTCCATCAACCCCTTGGAGCACCTGGACCACTGGCCCCCGGACCGGCGGGACTCCTGAGGACGTCCCGGCCAACGCCTCGATCAAAGGCCCCAGGATATCGGCCAGCCCAGGCTCCTGGGCGACCTTCTCCTGCAGGATCTTGACCTTCTGGGGGTTCACATAAGCAGCCCCCTTGGAAAACCGGTCTGAAAACGGCACACCTGTGAAATCGGACAACATCTCAAGTTCCTCAACCCCAAGACGCTGGGCCTTGTAGAAAAACTTGGCATCGTCGAGACGACTGTCTTCCGCCAGCTTGACACCCCCCATCATGGCGGACCCCATGTCCATGCCCCCGGACCCAAAAAAGAACGTACGGGACGGTGGCCATAGGTACCCAATGAGCGTGGGGTCGGACGAAATCCGGCCCGTATACTTGCCCATCTGGGTGAGTTCCCCAGCCTTGCGTTTGAAATTGTCTTCGTCCAGGGCACAGACCGTTGATCCCGAGATGAAGATATCGAGCGGCGCGAGGGTCCCCTCGGCAATGATCAACGGGATACTGGCCATTACCTCCTGCTCAGCTCCTTGACTTTGTGGTCCTTGCTGGAAGGCGCTTCCGAGCTGACGCTCGGGCGAAATTGGCTGCTTGGCCGACACCAAGATGCTCCCGATCCCATACTGACGATCCGGCAACTTCTTGAGAAACTCGATCGCGATGGTAAAGTCCACGAGCCAGGGGTGCAACCGGTAGGCGTAGTCCGTGATCTCGGATTCCCAGTCCTCCGGCGGGTTGGCCAACTGGATACTGAGGCTCGCGGCCTTCTCGAACGTGTCGGTCAACTGGGGCTTGGGTTTGAACAGGTTCGCCATGACTCTAGTCTACGATAGTTTGGTGTCACGAGCCAACGCCTGGGCCAGGGAAGTCTTGAACGTCTCGATCGACCCCTTGGTAGTCGTGACCGCAGGGGCAATCTGCTGGAACCCAGGTTGTAGGGCTGCCAAAGGACCTTGCGCCGCAACAGCCAAGGCGGCCCCCGTGGCCGCCAGGCTGTCCATCAAGACGGACATACCCGTGAGGAACGCCTCCAACTGGGTCTTGAGGGTCGTGCCCAAGACCGCTGGTTCCGTGGCATTTGCCAATTCTACGCCTGAGTCTCCATTTAGTTTCGCCTTCCCGGTAGCCGACATGTTGAATTCACCCTCGACCGTCATGTCGAAATCATCAGTGAATTCGAGCGTCGTGCTCGCGGCCGTGACCTTGAGGTTACCGGCCCGGTCGACAGTGCAGCGAAACACTTCTTCGCCATCCTTTTGCACAGCCCTGTGGTCCACGGGACGGTCTGGCATGTCGGTCACGTCGGTCACGTTCCCTTGCTTCAACACCAAGACCACCTCACCCTTGCTGAATTCCTTGACCTCGTAGACCAGCTCCACCGGGGTCCCGTCGATCCCCTTCTCATCCCGACGGTTCTTCCAACGGAACTCGCCCCCGGCGGTCTCGAGGGTATAGTTTTCACAGATGTCCTTGATCTGGTGGAGCAGGGGGATGAAGATCCGGCGGGTCACGGGGTCGGCCGCGATGTCGACGATTCCACCGGCATGCACGTGGACGTAGTTCCCTGATTCCGACGACATCATGGTGTCACCCGGCCGCATGGCCTTGCGGCGACCCCGGGCGTAGCCCCTCTGGGCCACCACCGGGAGGAACATCAGGATCACGGGGCTCCGGACGTCCGACAGGTGGGCCACGATGCACTTGTCCCCCACCTGGGGCATGTACCCCATCATGGTGCCGTTGCGACTGACCCCCAGGCCCCCGATCTCAATGTTCGACGGTCTACGGCCCGAGAACTTGCATTCCAGATCACACGTCCACAGATCTGGATCCACCCGCACGACTTCCGCCGTTTCAATCAGGACAGGCCGATCCGGCGGTACCCACCCGCCCCCAGGGTCTGGTAACTTCAGGCTCGTGAGCTGATCATCGCGGTTCAGCACCATTACCCTGCTGTTTTGGGATCTTGAATCTTGCCGAACCCGATGGACGGCAGGGGCCACCGACCCGCTATGTCGGCCTTCGCGGCCGTCAGGACCCCGGTCTCCATGGTGCCGCGGAGTCGCTCGAACGACATCTTGGCTGCCCAATCATCCGTCCGGATCAAGGGCATGGTGTTGACCCCCCGGATCATTGGGTTGGCCTTGACAGCCCCGCCATCTTCAATCTTGACCCTCATGATATTGTGATCCTTGAGGTCCTTGGCCACCAGGTCCGTCACCTCGGTGCCACGGCCATACTTGAGGTACTTCTCCGCCAGTTTTTTTCCAATGGCCCAGTCGGGCGCCATGTAGCGGCGGTTGAACGCCTCGATCTTGGCCATCGAGACGACATCACCACGCCCGAACCCCGAGGCACCGTCGGCCTGATCCACCACCCCGAGGTCAGTCATGTGGCGCACCACCGTTTCGATGTGGCGCTTGTCAACCCCAAGGGGTCCGTAGAGTTCGTGGAGAGACCCTACCATGTGGTTCTGCGCGGCCCCAATGCCCGCGAGGCTGGCGAGCTGGTGGACATTCACCTGACCAGACGAAATCTTGTCCCCTTGTTGAACCTTGGTCCCAACCTTAACCTCCAGGGTCCTGGACGCCGGGACAAATTGTTCCTTGGTCCCAACGAAGACCTTCCATCCGGTCGCGGTCTTGTTGATCGATGTCACGGTACCGGTCACCTGGCTCAGGACGGCCTCGTCCTTAAGACGAAGCGGCGCTTTCAGCAGGGTCTCGGCCACGGCGAACTGATCCACGAGTTTCGAAGCCTTGGATGCCACGCCGCCTTCATGAAACAGCTTCATGGACAACTGGGTCGTGGGTTCCCCAAGGGACTGGCCACTGATCACCCCGATGTTGGTACCGACGGACGGATCGTTACCGTCGTGCCACCGGCCAAAACACTTGGCACAGATGCCATCATGAGCTTCACATTTCAACGGAGTCCTGACCAACAGTTTCGATACCCCTGCGTTGCGGGCCGACATCACGACCGTGCCATCCACAAGAGTGTCCTTAGCTACTGACTTGTTCCCGATCTTCTGGGCCTTGGCCAGGTAACGCCCGATGATGTCACGACTCTTCACATCCTCGTATATCCCCTGGCTCGTCTGGCAATCTTCCGTGGTAACCCGGGCATCTGCCACCGTGCTGATGATCTGGCGGGACAGGTACCCCGGGAGCGCGGTCCCGCGGGACTTCGAGATCATGCCAAGCCGAGCCCCGTGGAGTGTGGTCCAGTAGTCCCCGAGTTTCAAGCCTTCGGCATACGACCGGTTGATCGGCTTGGGGGCCACGCGGCCCGCCTCCGTTGAAATCATGCCAGGCGATAAGACAATCTGCTTCAACTGGTCGAATGTCCCCCGGGCACCCGAGACAACGGTCTTGTACAACCCGTTGTCCTGGGCCGAGAGCCGGCGCTTGGCCTCGTGCTCGACCTTATCACGGGCCGTGCTGTACTGTTCGATCCGGCGGACCGAGTCCGTGGCGTTGGGAAGATGCTTGGCCAAATCTTTCATCGGCTTGAGATCCGCCATGCTGACCGACGCCCCGAGGGTAAAGGCAGCCTTGTCCCCCAGTTGCCGCATGGTCGTGAGGAACTGGGGGAAATCGGCCGGCTGGGTCTTGCCCACCTGGACCATCAGGCTGTTGACCTGATGTTTGTCCAGACGGAATTTTCGGTCGTACGCGATCTTCTGGTACCAGTCGTCATGTAGACGACCCATGGGGATCGCGTTGGCCACCAGGAGGCGTCCTAAGGTCGTCTTGCGCCCCCCAAAGGTCACGACGTCCTGGAGGCGAACCTGTCGACGGCCATACGCTTCCATCAATTTGTCGAAACTTTGGAACACCTGGTTTGTGTTCCTCCCCTCCTCGGTCAACAGGTAAAGCCCCAACTGCTGCTCATGCTGGGGCTTGTGCATCAGGGATCCGGACTTCACGCCGAAGAGGTTCCGGCTCGGGACGAGACCCTTGGCCTCTTCCTTCGCCGCCTCGGTGGCCGGGACGTAGACCGATACGGTGTTGGACAGCACGACACCCTCGACGTTCATAAAGGTCTCGTGCCCCGGGACCGTGAGGTCGTAACCCGTCTCCCGAATACCCGTGACCTCCACGGATTCCACCATGTCCCACGTAACATCCGTCTGCTGGACGATGTTCCACCACAGAGCGCCATCGGGGTGGGCCACAATCTGATTTATTGACACGTAAGATGTGACTCGTTCAGCAGCATCTCGTGTTACATAGCCTTCTTTCGCTGCCTTGTTAAAGTTGAAATACGCATTCTTGCGAGCCTGCGGGGCGCTGCGTTCCATAGGAATACTTTTGTAGATGTGCTGGGCCAAGGAAACAGAGATAGGAACAAGATCGTGGCGCACGAGAGATGGGGTAATCCCTATCTCGATTGAACGTAATAGCTCCAGTTTAT